TATTTTGTCTGTGGTGCGGCTTTCAGGAGTATCGATTCCTGCTAACCTTACTCTTGAGCTAAATGATATATCAAAACCAAGATCAATATCTACATCAATTGTGTCTCCGTCCACAATTTTTGTAACCTTCTTTACATAATACTCAAACACGATTCTCCTTAATAATAATGAGCAGTTTTGGGACGTGCTCAGGTCCAGCCTGCGACTTTCCAGTGACGGAATGCAGACTTATATTATATCATTCGTTTATATCTTTTATCTTAAATGTTTTTGGTTTTTGATCTTCTGGGGTGTTTCTAAACAAAGAAACAGCCAAAATACCATTCATCCATGTAACATGCTTAATCTCAATATTTTCTGCAAGAGAAAAAGTTCTTGTGAAGCTTCTGGTTGCAATACCCTTGTGGATATGTTCTCCTTGACCATCTTCTTCAATATTTCCCTTAATAGTTAAATTATTTTTTTCTTGAGATACTTCAATGTCATCCTTAGAAAATCCAGCTAATGCTAGTTCAATCATATAGGTATCATCAGTAAATTTGATTAAGTTATATGGTGGATAGTTTGATGTGTTTTTTGGAAGGCTTTCAATTTCTTTAAAAAAAGAATCCCAACCAATAAAAAATGGATCTTTAAAAAGATCCATAGAGAATGTACTTACCATTTTATTCCTCCTTCAAGCGAATAAGTTAAATTAGGCCCCATTTGGCGACCTATATATATTATATCATAATTTTCTGGTGGAATTCCTCTGCTATGTGAATATGTTTGTGTAATCCCCAATGTGAACCTCCTGTATTTGGATCTAAATCTGATCCGTGATTAAATAATGGGTGATTTTTAAATTCTTGATGACAGTCAGCGCTAATGCTTGGTGAGTGACTAAATGTATTATACGGCTCTAAATTTCCAATAAAATAATTTTTTAAAATATGTTTAATTTTTTCATTATTATTTATATAGTTGTATATTTGATACTTATGGTCTTCCCATATGTTCCAAATTAATTTTATATTATTAGACTCACAATAACGCTCTAACATTTTAATAAACATAAAATTATAAAAAATAGCAATTTCTCTTTTGATAACCGACTCAGCGTCATATGGGCTTTTTATAAGTTTAGGGTGCTGGCCAGCTGGTATCTGAAGTTGTTGAATTTTTTTACCAATATGACCTCGTTTATCTTTTACTTCAAACTGATCTTTAACGTATGGAATTTCCATTCTATACAGTGGAAATGTACCAACTATTATTTTTGGATGTCCAAATTTTTCAAAATATTCAAATGCTTTTATAACTTGGCCTTGCAAAGAATCTCCTCCTAAAGCTAATCTAGCAAAATCCATATTTAATGATTCTGCTAAAATATAAGGCCAAGTAAATTCATTTGGCATTCCATGCCCAAATGTCTGAGAACATCCTAGAATAAGAAGTTCTTCTTTTCCAGTAAAATCATTTGATCTATATTTATATTTATTTGTAACATATTCTACTGGAATGACTGCGTCCTGTGGTTGAAAAAATATTTGATTAATTGTAAAACTCATATCACTTTCTGGACCAAAAAAATTTAATTCATGTATATTTCTATAAAATAATTCTGGATATAAATTTAGGTAAATACCACAAAATCTATCTTCACCCTCGAATAATTGATTGTCCATAAGTTTTTTCCCAGTTTATTATATCATTTTCATCATTTAATAAAGGTTGACCTTTAATATTTAAACTTGTATTTAAAAGTATTGGGCATCCCGTATCCCAATACCACTTTCTTAAAAGCATATGTAGCCCTGGATGCTGATCTTTATTTACTGTTTGCACTCTAGAGGTTCCATCTTTGTGAACAACTGAAGGTATACTTTCTGGGCGTTTACATTTAACAGTGTACTGCATATAAGGAGATGCAAAATTCATATCAAACCACTCACTTGCAAACTCTTCTAACACTACTGGTGCGAACGGCCTAAACTGTTCTCTTTGCTTAATCATATTTACTTTATCTTTAATGTTTGGGTCTCTTGGGTCTGCCAATATGCTTCTATTTCCTAAAGCTCTTGGCCCATACTCTGATCTTCCAACCGCCACTGCTGCTATTTTATTTTCTTTTAACTCTGAAAGTATTTTATTTGTGGGGTATTCTCCGCCCATATCGTAACCCAAATAAGGAGTTTTCCATTCAAGGTGTTTGCCATATAGAGCTGCTGCTGCTCCTAATGATGAGCCAGCATCTCCTGGGTTTGGCATAATCCAAATGTCTTTAAATATTTTCCACAATAATGTATTGGCTGATGAGTTTAGTGCACAGCCTCCCATAAATACCAAATTACTTTTACCAGTTAAATTTTTTGCCATACGCATAAAATCATTTAATCTTTGCTCGTACACAATTTGTACTGCTGCTGCTATATCAAACTTATCTTGTTCTGAGACCCATCCCCAATCAGTAATTCCTTTGTGAAAGTTATATTTTTGGCTAGTGTATGAAGGAAAGTAATCATTAACCTTTTTGTAATACTTAGTCCAATCTCCATATGCAGCCATGCCCATCATAATATATTCTTCTTGATTTGGCATTAATCCTATTAGTTGAGTAAATGATGAATAAAATAACCCAAAGCTTACTGGGTAGTTTTGCTTATACTTTAATTTTATTTTTTCGCCTTCTCCTACCCAAATGGTTGAAGTGTTATATTCTCCTATTGAATCTAGAACCACTATTGCTGCATCAGTAAAACTGCTGGTGTAGTAGCCAGCGCATGCATGAGAATAATGATGCTTAAATGATTTTCTAGGAACTCCTTCTATATTAAACCTTGGCTTCCAATTACCAGAACCACCCTTTAAAAATAGCCTAAAGGCCTTTAGGAGCGGTTTCTCATAGTAGGCTATAGCATTTGGTGTACCGTATGACAAAGCATCCTCAATTAGGCTGTCATTAATATACCAATCATTCTTTTTTTTACTGTATCTTTCCGCATGCCCAGCAAATAGGATATGCCCATCTTTAATTAACGATACTGAGGCGTCGTGAGATGTTTCATTAATTCCAAGTATAATCATTTTAAAGCTTTTTCAAAATATTCTGCATAGTGAGTATGCTTGTGTACGCCCCAATGTGCCCTATCTAAACCATACTCTATATCGCTACCACGATCAAATATTTCTTTAAAATCATTTTTTAAATCATTATGACATTTATTATTAATTTCCTGATCTATATTTTTTGTATTAATTAAAAAATCAAACTGTTTAGATTCTACTAATGGAGGAAGGAACCGATTGTCCCAAGTTGACCAAATAAATTTAATATTTGAAGACCTACAGTATTGTTCTAAAATTTGAATATATTTAATTGATATCCACCTTGGAACACTTAGCGGCATAACATTTTCTATATTGTGTGGAGCCTTAGAGTATCTTGGTAAGTTATTATGATGTTCTCCTAAAAATACTCTAGCCAAATCTTTATTTAGATTATCACTTTTTGATGTCCATATTTTATTATCTACTGGCAACTGTATTCTATCTAGGTCTGGGAACAGGCACGCAAGTATTTTAGGGTTACCATATTCTTTAAAATATGAAAATATTGAATTAATAATAGACAGTATTGATGCCCCAGGATACCCAAGGTTAGAATAAGATAAAGACATATTGTTAGCAACTTGAACTCCCCAAATTTTTTCTTCTGGGATTCCGCTTCCAAATGTAAATGAGCACCCAGCAATTAAAATGTCTTCTTTGCCAGATATTTCTTTACCTCTAAACCCATGTTTATTAATGTAGTAATATCTAGATGGATCTGTTATTTCACCAAGCCCACGTTCTTGATACCCATATCTTTCAACAGAATTATTTTTATTTAAAAAACTAGAAAACATTTTTGAATTATCATACTTAGGATCAATAGAATTAAACATTAATATATAAACCTATTTTTATCTTTATTTTTTCTAAATATCTTTTTAATATTATAAAAAAACATATATATGTAATATTTAATTATCATCAAGTGGCATAATTCCTTTATCTTCAATAATTCTTTGGGCTTCTTCCGTTAAGCTAATTGTTGCTTGTAAATTTTCATCATACTCTACAGATATTAAATCTTTGTTATACAATTCTAGCAAAGTGTCATCTACGTAATCGGCATGCGCTTTCCATAACTCTGGGGCTAGCTCTTTTGCTTTATCTGTAACTTTAAAAACTATTTCACCAGATTCGTCTATTCCAGATAATTCTATTACGCCAATCTCCATATAATAATCAAACAGATCGTTATCCTCTGAATCTTCCATAGCATCTCCTTGTGCAACAGGTAGGACTCGAACCTACGATTACCGAATTATGAGTTCGGGGCTTTAACCAACTAAGCTACTGTTGCTTATAAATAACATTATATATATTATTTATAAAACAGTCAATAACTTAAAACTTATTATTTTTATAAAAATCTTTAGTGTGAATAAATCCAGGAAGAACGTATCTCATTGGTCCATCTTCAGGCGCTCTTACTCCATGTTCAAATTCTTCTGTACCAGGAAATATTAATAGTGATCCTGATTTTGGCTTTATTTGAAAATCTTTTTTAACAAAATAAAACTCTCCTCCATTATAATTATCATTTAAATATATAATAGAAGCGTATCTAATTGATGGGTCTGTATGCTGATCTACATGACTTTTTAACGGAACGTCTTTGTATTGTCTTTGAATGCTTCCAAATCCAGGAACATCTAAATCGGAAAAATCTTTTAATACAGACTTTAGTCTTTCCGTAATATGAGTTCTTTCGGGTAAATTGTTTGTGCTTATTATTTTATCCGCCCAATTATCTGTAACTTCGAATTTTCCTTCTTTAACTAAATTATCAACATCATCTCTTCCAAATTTTTGCATACAAAATCTTTTTAAATTTTCTGTATACTCTACTCTCCAGCCATCCTCATCGGTACTTTCTGCAACATTTACTAAAGTATTTATCTCATTTTCAGTTAAAAAATTATCAACCAATAAGACTTCATCAATTATATATCTAGCGCTGTACCCATTTTCAATAAATTTAGATAGCATTATTCTCCTTTGATATATTTACCTCTACAATTGCCTGTACATATTCAGAAAAATGCTTTCTCACATTTCCAGGCGGCCTTGATCCAATTGCATTCCATATTCTTGTATATTCTATTATATTTGAAAATGTTGTTGGGCAAACCATAAGACCATTATACTCTTTTAAAACTGTTGGCAGAGGAACATGCTTTCCACAACATTTACACTCTTTAGCTTTTTCTTGATATATACTCATATTACCATCATCCTATCCATTGCGTCTTTAAGTTCATTTGGCATTCTTGGTGCTCTTATCATATTTACTGAAGATACGTCTGGGTTATCTCTACTAAAATCATTATCATAAGACATTGATTCGTATGTATGTATTTTAATCTCTTCATTTGAATTAAATCGAGTTCCACTTATTGCATTAAATACTGACCCGCAAACAGCATCCGCTAAGTCTTTTGATCCTTTTCTTGGGTGGTCTACTTTATCTCTCATAATTTTTAATTGCAATAACTCATCTATTAGTAATGGAATATGTGGACCCTTTAATCTTTCTTCCAAAACAATCATTGCCATATCGTCATAATGTTTTTTAGCAACAGATAAAATTTCTGTGTTAATCCCGTATTGTTTTAACTGTTGCATCATGTCATGGGAATTCCATCTATCAAAAGTACAAAGTCTTATTTTAAATCCTTTTGTTCTTAAAGACAATATGTAATCTTTTACTTCTGTAAAGTCTACGGACTTGTCTGGTGTCGGTGTCCAGAACCTTACGGCATCTACTTCTACTATTGGCGCTGGCTGCGTGTAAGTATCGCTTACTTTTACGTTAACCCATTTTTGAACATGTGCTAAAGAAACTGCACAATGGTCATGCTTTTGTGCAAGGTCTACGTGTATAAAATATTCTTTATCTGGGTCTGGTGCAAACCAATTTTCAAATCTTCCAAATTGATCAATAGCAACTGCTGTATTATTAAATGCTGTCTCTATTTTTTCTCTTGATTTAAAAAATGCATCTACTGCGTCTGAAGGCATGCAGGCAAACCTTCCTAATGCATCCATAGAGTTTTTATAAAATGCTACTTTAAAATCATCAATGCTTCTAGTTGGATTAATTTCCCAAGTTGGACGCTTTAATGCGTATACTTTTGGAATAGAATAAGAAAGTATATGGTCTTCTTCCCATTCAACTACAAACTCATTACCTTCAGTTCCATCTGGTAGGTCCAGGTCCATTTTAAAATTATGGCTTCTTACTACAGTTTCTTTTTCAGCAATAACAGATTCATAAAATTTTTGTATAGGATCATTTTTAAATCTTGGAAAAGAAAGTAATATTACTTTGCCAAAGTCTGGAAAACGTGAATCTACTGATGCCCTGTACATTTCATATATAGCGTCTGCAGTTTTAGCTTGATCGTGTCCAGTTGTATTTTCTGTGGCAAATCCTGAAATCTCATCAAGGATAACAACAATAACGTTATATCCTTCCCAAGCCTCACGCTCAGAGTGACCAGAATGAACTGTAATAGATTTATCAAACTTCATTTCGGAAGCTTTGTCTGTGTATTTTCCAGTAAACCATGGAGACTTTTCAATACGTGTCTTAAAACCTTTAAAGAAAACATTGTTTGCTTGTTGTGCGTTAATAGCAATATTTAAAATATCAATTGCATCTCCTGGTGGTTTCCCATAATATGACGCTGGGTCCTTTAGGCATAATAACAAATACACAATATAAGCTGTTGCAATTGTTGAGCAGTAGTC